GCGAAGCTCTTATTCAAGGTATAAATAACGATATAGCGGAATTAAGAAAAAGATATTTTGATATAGAAGAAATTCCAGGCCATGCAACCGGCGGCGTGTCTAACCTGTTTAGGAGAAGATAATGGCTTATATTGATTGGTGGAATAGATCGGGACCTGTCACCCTAGGCGAACGCTTTGGGCTTAATGGAATAAAAAGAGTTGCACTTGTTAAAGGAACCCCTGGCGGTTGGTGGGGAGACTGGGAACTCAATTACAAAGATCAGATGACGTTTGAAGAATATAAGAAAGCTTTAGACATCGACAAGAATCCAAGTGGTCTGGAAAAAGCTGAAGGCGGAAGGATTGGGTTTGACGCTGGGGGAATGGCTAAACTGGTTGAACATGTTAACACTCTAAAGGACGGAACGGTTTTAACCCGAGAATACATTACAGATTATATTAGTAAAAATAATATAAAGGTAAACGTTGAAAATTTTTTCAATAGAGTTTTTCCCAGTGAACGAGTTAAAAAAACATTAAAAGCGGATACTTCTTTTGCAGCTCAATACACGGAGGAACAATTAAAGAATATCGAAGCCTTTGGTAAAAAGAAATATGATAAATTAGATTTGCAAACTCAATACAGAGTAAGAAGAGGAGATGACGTCGGTAAATTAGCGGTAACACAAAAAGATAAATATAAATCAGCTTATAAAAAAGCTTATAAATTTTATAAAGATAAGGGAGTTAAAATTGATGATAAGGTTGAAGAAATAATTAGAAAAAATATATCCACCAATGAAGGTAAATTCGTAGAACCTAAATTTTCTAAACTTATTTACGAAGGTATTTCATCAAAACTACCTGATTATACGCTCGAGATGTTGAAGAAAGATTTAAAGGCGGGTAAGACTTCTCATCAAATTGCCATTGAATATTTTAAAGCGAATAAGAAAGAAGTTTTAAAAATTTTTGAAGGGACAACAAAATTTAAGCAGCCATTAAGTGTTTTAAGTACCGCTATTGGACAGGCTATTAAAGGTAACACAGAACTTTCCAAACTCTATGAAAAAATTATCAAAGACAATTCTTTTAAGGTTGGAAAGGATAAAGCAAAATATATAAAAGATATTGAAACGCTTTTACCATTTATTCAGGAAAAAGGAATTTTAGTAGTAGATGAACGAGGCAAAGCTATAAAAAACGCTGGGGATTATTTTAGATATGCTTACCGAACGGTAAGTGAGCCTATTTCGAAATTGTTTGGTTATTATGAAACAGTAGGAATAGAACACCCAGGTGGAGTTGCTCGAGCGGTTATTTTAGAGGATGCAAATACCTTAAATAGAATCATAGCCACTATACCCGAAACTAATACAATAAAATCAAAGTTAGATAAGTACGCTACGGGTCAAGCTCAATTTTTTAAAAATATTGGAGATTCTAAATATATTAAAAATTTAAATAAGATAACTAAAAAAATGAATGAGGAATTTTCCACCCCTAGAGTTGTTACGGATGTAAAAAAGGGTGAAGCGGTTGTAAGACCAATGAAAGACCTTTCTTTAACTAAGCCCAATCTTTTTAAACAAACAAAAGGGTATATAATGCAAAAGCTGGCTGCGGGGGGATTTAACAAATCACACTTTAATAAGTTGGCACCCGACTTACAAAAAGCTATCAAAGCATTTGAAGGAGGCAACCTTATTAAAGGAAATAAATATTTAAAAGCAGCAATGCTTGCAATAAAACAAAATAAATTATTTTCTGCAGCTCTTGGTCCTCTTGTATGGGGATCAGTTTTTGATGATATTTTAAAACAAATGGCGGAAGGGAAATCATTTCCAGTAGCTCTGGGATCTCACATTGGATTGGAGGGAGCTCAAAAAGATTGGCAGGAAAGAAAATATACTATTAAACATTTAACGCCAGCGCATGTTGAACTACAAGATAGAATGAAAATATTAGACCTAGCAGACAAGAAACGTATATCACTGTTTGATATAGCAACAGCTTCTGAACGAGATAAGGAATATACAGGATCTCCTCATGAGTATATTGAATGGCTGAGAAATAGAGTTCAAGATCCTGATCAGCAGCTTCTTTGGAAAGAAAGAAGCGAAACAATAAAAAAAGGTATGAAATTCTCCCCTGAAAAACTAGAAGAAAAACAACAAGCATATAGGGATTGGAAAAATTTTCCTCCTGTTCAAGCGGTAGAAGAATTATTTAAATCAGATGAAGAAAGAGCCGAGGATCGGGAAAAGTTGTATTACCCAGAAGTATAATGATGAAAAACCCCACCCTTACTCAAAACATGAAAAACGTAAAATGGAGCCAGATTCCACCTGTCAAATGCCTTGATCCTAGACGCTTGATTAAAGCTTCAAAACAGAGTAAACCATTTAAATTGGAGAAAATACATGGCAACAGTCGATAAGGCTTTACCGAATGTAAAGCAAACAATAAGATTACCTTCTCAACAGGAACAGATGGAGACGGAAACCCAGGCGCAGGAATCGATTCCTAAACCAGGAGACGTTGAAGTCAATCAAATGGAGGACGGCGGCGCTGAGATCACTTTTGAACCCGGTGCAGTCAACCAGCCTGGAGGGCAGGATCATTATGCGAATCTAGCGGATATTCTTCCGGATGCCGTTTTGTCTTCGCTCGGATCGGAAATGTGGTCCAACTACGATGACTACCGCCAGTCAAGAAGACAGTGGGAAGATACCTACACCAAAGGGCTTGATCTTTTGGGATTCCAATACAAAAGCCGGACAGAACCTTTTCAGGGGGCATCGGGTGCAACGCATCCTGTTCTAGCTGAAGCGGTTACACAGTTTCAGGCGGGAGCATACAAAGAACTCCTTCCTGCAGGTGGACCTGTTCGAACACAGATTTTAGGAAAGATAACAAGAGAGAAACAGGATCAGGCGACTCGCGTCAAGGATTTCATGAACTACCAGATTACGAATGTCATGAAAGAGTACGACTCCGAGTTTGACCAGATGCTGTTCTACCTGCCGCTTGCAGGTTCGACTTTCAAGAAAGTTTATTATGACGATTTACTGGGACGGGCAGTATCGAAGTTCGTTCCAGCAGATGACTTAGTGGTTCCGTATTCTGCCACCTCATTGGAAGATGCGGATGCCATTTGTCATGTGCTTAAGATGTCGGAAAATGATTTAAGGAAACAACAGGTTGGAGGATTCTATCGAGATATTGATCTAACCGTTCCTTATAATGTAGAGACCGAGGTCAAAAAGAAAGAAAGGGAACTGGAAGGAACCCGTAAAGGACAGAACGAAAAAATTTTTACACTTATAGAATGCCACGTCAATTTGGATCTGGAAGGATTTGAAGACCGTGGCCAAAATGGCGAACCCACAGGAATCAAAGTCCCGTATATAGTTACCATTGAAGATAGCACGAGAAACGTTTTATCGATTAAACGAAACTATGCCCTTGACGATCAGTTAAAAAAGAAAATTGAATATTTTGTTCATTTTAGATTTTTACCTGGATTAGGATTTTATGGTTTTGGATTAATTCACATGATTGGCGGATTATCAAGAACAGCTACGGCTGCATTGCGTCAACTCATCGATGCTGGTACCCTCTCCAATTTACCAGCAGGATTCAAGATGCGAGGAATTCGTGTACAAAACGATGCCGTATCTTTACAGCCTGGAGAGTTTCGAGATGTCGATGCTCCAGGCGGTAACCTCAAAGATGCTTTTTTCAATTTACCGTATAAAGAACCATCCCAAACATTACTGCAATTAATGAGTATGGTTGTACAGGCGGGACAGAGATTCGCGTCGATCGCTGACATGCAGGTCGGTGATGCGAACCAACAGGCTGCTGTGGGGACGACTGTGGCCCTTTTAGAGCGTGGCTCCAGGGTCATGTCAGCGATCCATAAAAGACTATATGCATCTCTTAAGGAAGAATTTTCTTTGCTTTCCAAAGTTCTTTCTACCTATTTACCTCCGGTGTATCCGTACGATGTAATTGGAGATCAAAAAGAAATTAAGCAAGCTGACTTTGACGAGCGAATCGATATTTTACCGGTTGCGGATCCTAATATTTTTTCACAGACACAACGGATTGCAACAGCACAAACAGAATTACAACTAGCATCATCCAATCCACAGATTCATAATTTATATGAAGCTTACAGAGATATGTATACAGCGATAGGAGTTAAGAATATCGATCAGATATTACCACCTCCTCCGCCGCCAGCTCCAAAGAATCCGGCGATCGAACACATTGATGCATTAGGACAAAAGCCTTTCCAAGCGTTTACAGGCCAGGACCATAGAGCCCATGTAACCGCACATATTGCCTTTATGGCAACGAACATGGCTAGAAACAATCCAATGGTTATTGGAGCCTTAGAAAAAAATATATTTGAACATATTTCTATGATGGCTCAGGAACAAGTTGACATGGAGTTCAGAGATGACATTGCTAAAGTTCAACAGGTCCAGCAAATGATGACTCAAAATCCTCAACAGCAACCAGATCCTAGAATCCAGCAGGAAGTTCAAAACCTGCAGTTAAAGATTGAAGCGAGAAAAGCTCAACTGATTGCAGAGATGATGGAAGAATTCCTAGCAGAAGAAAAGAAAATTACTTCTCAATTTGATAACGATCCTATTGCTCAACTTAGAGCAAGAGAACTTGATCTTAAAGCTCAAGACAATCAAAGAAAAGAAGAAGACGATAAAAACAGAATCGCGCTTGACCGTATGAAGGCGATGATGAATAAAAATATTCAAGAAGACAAGCTTGAACAAGACGAAGAGCTCGCCCACTTGAGAGCAGATACTTCATTGGAAAAACAAGCGATGTCCAACAGGGCCAAGATGCGATCCGATACTATGAAACGTAGGGACGTTAGAACTTTAAAAGGAGGATAATGCCTTTCCAATCTGAAAAACAAAGAAAATATTTATGGGCCAATGAGCCTGCTATTGCCAAACGTTGGGAAAAATATCCTAAAGGTTATAACACAGGAGGCGTGTCTCATTTGTTTCGTTCTAAATATGACGCAGGCGACTTCGTAAAAAAGAAAATTAAAAAATATACCGAAGAAGGAATAAAAGAAGATATAGATAAGTGGCTAAAGGAAAAAGATGTTGATTTAACGGTGGAAGAATGGAGATCGAAACCTCTTAAAGAAAAATTAAAACTTTTTCTTTGGAAGTTCCAGCCTTTTTA